TCGTCGGTCGACACGCGGATAGGACCGCGCCCATTGCCGAGGATGGCAAGGATGCTGTCCGACGTGCCGGTGCCCGGCCCCTGAATGAGGCCACCGGGAGAACCGCCCTCGGCGAAGCCGGGTGCGTTCCCTATCTGACCACCACCGGCGAAGCCGAAGCCCCCGCCGATCGCCGCGACGATCGCCTTCTGGACCGCGAGCCGGGCGAGATCGGCAACGATGCTGCCGATGACCTCGCCCGCGGCACCCTTCAGATGCAGCAGGTTCGTCACGGCGCTGGCGGTTGCCCGCGAACCGGCATCCTCCAGCGCACCGAAACCACGCACCGCGGCATCCTCGACGCCGCGACCCATGTCGTCGGTCGCAGAACGAAGCCGCTGCTGATACTGATCGAGCGGCCCGGCGTTGGCGCGATCGGCCTGCTTCTGCTCGCCGTTCTCGATTGCGGGCAGCCGCTTCAGATCGTCGATCGCGGACTGCACCTGCACCGGATCCTGCGAGGTGTCGCGCAGGCGTTCCAACGCCCTGCGGCGAATGGCCTGCTCGGTTTCGAGGATCTGCTGCGATACGGTCCGCCGCTCGCTTTCCGTCGTCGTCAGGCCTTCGGTGATGCGCAGCAGCGTCAGCTTGCCCTGCAGATCGGACTGCTCGGCATCATAGCGCTGCTCGATCGCGCGGGTTGCCCGCTCGGTCAGCAGGTTGGCCAGGCGCTGCGTCTCGGTCGCATTGTTAAGTGCTGTCAGATGCTCCGCCTGCGCGGTGTTGATCTTGCCGGCACTCAGATCGTTGGCGATCACGCGGCGATTAGCTGTCGCCTCGGCCGCAATGTCTTCGGCGAGCAGGTTCTCGCGCTGCTGCTCGGTCGCGGCCGTTTTCCGGGTCGCCTCGATCAGCTTGCGCCGTGCCTGCCGTTCATCGTTCGTATAGGCGCTGTCGTCGGTCAGGACCTTCTGCCGCGCGCTTTCCTGCTGCCGCGCGACCTGCGTACCCGATGGCCCGGCCTTGCCGAACGCGACGTGGAACACGCGCTGCGCGGGTTCGTCGAGGATCTGACGAAGCGACACGCCCTGCTTGCGAAACGCCTCGCGCAGGCTGGCGATGCTGATCCCCGGACCATAGGCGACATCGACCGCCTGACCGCGCTCGTGCGCACTGGTACCGGGTTTTGCGACCGGGCCATTATGCCGGCCAGCAAGCTTGTCGGCATAGATCCGTTCCTGATCGGCACGGCTCCGCACGCCGCTGGTCACGCGCCCGCCAATCGACGCGACGATCGAGCGCGCCTCGTCGACGTTGATGGTGCGGCCCAGCTGGTTGTTGTTCGGCGTACGCTTCGATGCGCTCTCGCGCGCTTGCGCGGCATCGACCGCCGTTTTCTTCTCCGCCTCCAGTTGCTGAAGCCGGAGCTTTGACTCCGCGCCGACCTGCCGACCGTGGCGGGCTTCCTCGCGCTGTAGATCCTTCAGCGCCTTGATCCGGTCATCATAGAGCTTGTTGACGCGGCGCACCGGATCGATCGAGATCGCCGCCTGTTCGGCCGCAAGATCGACACGGGTGACGTTCAACTGGCGCTCGGCCTCGGTCACGGCTTTGTCCGCGGCCACGCTCTGCCGGCGCAACTCGACGACGCGCGCCGCCTCTGCCGCCTGCTGGATCGACACGGACGACGTGCCGCCCGTGGTGATGCTGAAACCGTCGCGTGCGGCGATGGCATCCGCGAGGCGCGCGGCGGTCGTCTGCCGGATCGCCAGCGCCTCGTCGCGCTTCGCGCGCGCGGCGATGTTGGCGCGCTCGGCCGACGAGCGTTCGTTCGCCGCGGTATCGCGCAACGCCTTGTCGGAATCCTTCAGCGCGGCGGTCAGGCCGTCCACCGATTCGGCGAACCGCTTCTTCGCGCGTGCGGCGATCTCGCTCTCCGCGGCGTCCTCTTTCAGCTTCTCGACCGCCTTGTCAGTCGCATCGCCGAATTCGAACACGCCCTTGGTGAGCGGCCCGAGCACGAGCAGCGCGGCCGTTAGGGCGAGACCATAAGGCCCGATCATGAAGCGGGCGAAGCTGCCCGCCTTGCCTTCGATGTTGGCGAACTGACCGGCCAGCTGCCCGCCCTGGATGGCGACGACCGACAGGACGTTGGCACCCATACTCAACTGGGTGAAGGTGTCCTGCACCTGATAGGACGCGCCCTGCATGGCCGACCGCAGCGCACCCGCGCTGTTCGATGCGCCACGCTGACGGGTCGCGAGCAGCTGCGCCCCGGCGCCGGCCTGGTTCAACTCGATTTCAACGCGCTCGAGCGCGCCGGCCTCGCGCGCCAGTTCGGTCGCATGGTGATCGGCTTCGAGGGCTGCTGCGCGTGCGGCCTGCACATAGAGCCGCGTCCGCTCGGTCAGTTCGCCTTGGCCGACCGACGCACGCTCCGCGGCCTCCGCGACGAGCCGGGTCGCAAGCGCCTGCCGCTGGGCATTGTCAGCGGTCGCGCGGGCATCGGCCGCACCGATGTTGACGTTGCCGCGAACGGTCGGTGCCTCGATCGCCTTCGCCGCCAGCTTCTGGATGTCGCTGAAGCTTTCCTCGAACGCACGCTGCGCGCGGTTCGCCGACTCCTCCGCCAGCTTTGCAAACGGCCCGAACCGCTTGCCCATGTCATTGACCGAACGGTCGACATTGTCCGCCATCTTGGCGGCACGCTGTTCGAATTTGGCAAGCGGTTGCTCGCCCTCGGCGAGGTGACGCCGCAACAGTTCGGTCGCAGCGTCCACCTGAAGGAGGAGCCGTTCGGTATTGTCCGCCATGGCTACCCTTCGTCGTCGGGCACGCGGTTCATCCGCTCGTACCCATTCATTGCGTCCCAGAACTCGGGCGGGGTTGCCGCCCAGAATTCACGCGGCCGCCACCCGAGGGCAGCGGACGCGGCGCCCATCAGCCGCCGGCGGGGGCTTCGTCGGTCGTCGTCGTCGTCGCCAGCGGCTTCAGGTTTCCCTCGGTGTCGTACCCGCCGTTGACCGCGATCGCGAGGACGCCCCCGACCGTCTTCATGGCCTCCAGCAACCCGCCCTCGCTCGCCATGATCAGCTTGGTCACGCGCGGGGCACCCGAGCGGGCGGCACCGTCGTTCTCGGTCTCGCGGCCGAATGCGCGGATAAGCTCGCATGCGATCTGCCCCGTTTCCGACATCGAGAGTTCCTTGCGGATCGCGGCGCCGGCAAGGTCGACGAGGCCGCGCCCCAGCGTCTTCTCGATGGCGTCGAGCGCTTCGAACGATGGCCGCAGCCCCATCACCGTACCGTCGAGCACGAGCGATGCTTCGCCCCGGTCGCTGACCGGGGCACGGTTTCCGTCCATCACTCGGTTTCGCCGCCTGCGGGAGCGGCATCGTCGACGGGTGCCGCGTACAGCTGCCGGATGGCGTCGATCGCGGCCGGATCGGCTGCGATGGCGCGCGGCAGTTCCGGCCCCGGCAACACGCCGTCTTCCAGGAAGGGCCGCAGCGCGCGTGCGGCCCGATCGGGGCCGGCACTCAACAGCGTCTCGATCTCTTTCTCACCGCAGCCGGTCGCCGCGATGAGTTGCTTGTCGAGATCGGTAGGACGGGTCGTCTTGCGGGACTTGCCCGCCAGTTTGATCGGCATCGGTGTTTCCTCGGGTTGAAAGGCGACAGGGGAGGGTGGTCAGGCGCCGATCAGGTCAGCGCGTCGACCGTGGGGGCTTCGGCCAGCGTCAGTGTGACACCGACGGTCACGCTCGTGCCCTGATTGAAGCTCGTGTCGTCGAGGCCGGTGTACATGACCGCTTCGAACACGACGTCGCCCGTCGCGAACGGCTTCTTGCGGATCTGGTACATCTCGGTGGCGTTCGCTTTGTCGAGCGTCTCCATCCGGGTGTAGCCGGTCGGATCGGGCAGGGACGGGATCATGTCCTGCTTGAGCGTCAGCGTCCGGAGGCCCGGCTGCTGCGTGTCATAGCCTTCGGTGTCCTTCGTCGCGTTCGACGAGAAGTTCTTGCCGCCATTGCGGGTCAGGTTGCCCTGCCCGGCCGGCTGGCTGAACGTGCTGCCGTCGGCTGCGCGAACGAACAGTCGATAATCGTTGCCGAGTTTCTTCGCCATGCGTCTTCCCCATATGAAAAGCCGCGCTGGCGAGAGCGCGGCGGGCTGTTGAAAAGCTGTGAGCGCTCAGTCTGCGAGCGCGAGAAACGTGAAGGACGACAGGCCCGAATAGGTGCTGCCGTCATCGGCCAGCACCGCCTCGTCGTCGTCGAACGAACCCGACAGCGTCCAGCCATCGGCCTCGAAGGTGACACCGTCGAGCGCACCCTCGATCTCGTTCATCAGCGCGAGCAGCGGCGCGCGCTCCTGCGCCTCGATCAGCGTGACGATCGCGACGGTCACCGAACGATCCGGCGACGCCGCCTTGCCGGCGAGACGTGCACTGCGCATGTCACCGATGACGACGATCGGCAGCGGGGCATTGTCCGGCGCGTCCTGATACACCGTCGCGGTGCTGACCGCCGCGGCCAGGGCGCCATAAACGGCCGCTTCGACCGCGGATTTTGCGTCACTCATCGCCACCACCTGCTGCGCTTGCCAGCGCGCGACCGAAGATCCCGCGCAGGTTCTGATTGAGGGTGCGGCGCAGTTCCGGGAAACGGCCCGTCACGAACCGCTTCCCCTCGCTGCCGCGCACCTTCATCCGGTACCGTTTGGTCAGTTTCGAGCTGGCCCGGCGCAGGCGACGCTGCACGAGCACCACCTGCGCCTTACGGCCGAGATCCTGAATACGACCGTAGAATAATGGGTCGGCGCCGCGGCGCGTCTGAAGCAGGCCGACCTGAAGGCGCAGCGTCCGCGGAAACACCTTGTACGACTCGCCAGCGACGAGCCGGCCCGACTTGCGCGGCGTGCGTGCCGCCATCACCGCGGCGATCTGCCGGCCGGTGACGTTGAGTTCGACGATGATCTCGCCGCGCACCGTATCGGGCAGCTTCTTCAGCAGTCGCCGCGTGCGGATCAGGCCGCGGATGTTCGGACGGCGTGCCATCAGACTTTCTTCGTCTCAACGGTCATGACCAACCCGTCGCGTTCCTCATTCGGCGCGAGGCTCCGAATGTTGCCGATGACCTTGCCGATCAGCGCATCGGTCCACGTAATGCGCATCTCAGTCGTCAGGCCGGGGCGGGCGCGAACGGTGATGCGCCAAAGCTGGGTCGAACGCTCGACGAGGTTTGCCAATGCCTCGCCGCCACGCAACGCGATGCACTCCGCCCACACGGTTCTGACCGGCTTCCATGCGTCCTGACCAGTCGCCTGCGTCCGGCCCCCGCGGCCGTTGTCGATCAGGTTGGCCTGTTCGAACGTCACGCGGGTGCGCAGCGTGCCTTCGTCGAGCCCTGCCATCAGCGATAGACCCGGAACGACGAAAGCAGCATTTCAGCAGCCGCGAACGATGCCTCGCCGGAACCGCGGTTCCGGTAAAGCTCGGACGTCATCATGAGGATCGCGGTGCGGATCGGCGCCGGGACATCCTCATAGCCGGCGCGGTACCGGATACGCAGACCCTCCGGTGCGGCAGCTGTCAGCGTGGTCGATCGGTACCGGAAGCTGACGGCGATGCCATCGAGCGAATAGGCGGCCGACTCCATCGCTTCCCATGCCGCGCCCGCCTGTGTTTCGACCTGCACGAGATCGACGATCGGACGGTAGGGAAGCGGGACTACAGCACAGCGAAGAGGCGTCGGCAGATAGGCTTCAAGCGTCTGCATGCCGATAGCCCTGCCCAGCCACCCGTTAGGGCCGTCGAGCAGGCCCGTCGCCGCGGCGATCAGGCCCTCGACATAATCCTTCTGAGTGTTGGCGCCGTCGAGTTTCAGATGCTGATCAGCCATCTCCCAGGTCACGACCGGGGCAGGGGCCTCGACGACGACGACACGCATGATCAGGCCTTCGTCTTCGGCGCCGGGGCCTGCTTGTTGTCAGGCGCTGGTGCCTGCTTGTTGTCGGGCGCCGCAGCCTCCTTCTCGCCGCTCACGGGAGGGGTTGGGGTTTCGGCTGGCCGCGCCGTCCGCGCCTGATCGCGCTCATTCGTAAGCGTCACGATGGTTTCCTCATGCTGCTTGATCAGATCGCCGGCATTGCCGAAATCCGTCGTCAGGCGCTCGATCTTGCGGTTGGCTTCCTCCAGCGAGGTACGTGCGTCCGAAAGTTCACCACGCAACACGAAGATGGTGTCGGCATCGTCGGTCCCCTTCGAGCGGAGCGCGTTAAGCTCGGCCACGTCGACGACGATCGTGCGGGCAGGATGTTCGTCGGCCTCGGCCTCGAAACGAGGTTTCCATGCCTTGATCTCGTCCGCGGTTGCCTCGCGGACGAGACCGACCTTCTCCAGATCCTCGAACCGCTGATTGGTCAGGTCGGGGATGACATCACCCTCGTCCTTACGGCCCCGGTCGCCGACATGGGCGACCAGCACGAATGCAGTTTTCATTTTACGATTCTCCCGAAGGAGGGAGGCGCTCCAGCGCCCCCCTCGTCAGATCACAGCAGGGTGCCGCGAACCATTGCTGCCGCACGCTTCACCGCCATCGCGAGGCGCTTCTCCGCACGGATCGTCAGCATATTTCGAATGAAGTTGTCGCGGTCCTGATCCGAGATCCGGACCTCGGTCTCCATGCGATCGAAGATCTGGGCGGCGAGCTTGAAGGCGCCGACCAAGAAGTTCGCGGTACCGATGCCCTTCGTCGGCACCACCGGACGGCCCCAGAGCGTCGGACCGGCGATGCCCTGCGGATTGGCGAAGATGTACCCGCCGGCCGCATCCTTGGTCAGTTCGATCCCCGTCCATGCGGCCGGGTGCAGTACGATGCCGTCCGGATCATAGTCGGCCAATTCGACCTGCAGGATCGCAAGGCGAAGCTGATCGATGCGGGTCGCGCCCGAGATCGTGATCGGCGCTGCATAGGGCGTTGCCTGCGGATAGAGCCCGTAGACGTTCTGGCCCTGACCGTCGCCGAGCAGCAGCTGCAGATCCTCGGCGTCGTCGAGGCCGTAGCGCAGATCGCCGTCGATCAGGCTTTCCAGCTGCGGGATGTCATCCATCGCCTGACGCGATGCGGGCACCCAGTGCGCGATCGTGCGAACCGGCGCGTTCGCGACTTCCCAGGCATAGTTCGACTCGGGCTTGAGAGCGGTTTCTGCAACGGTTGCGGCATTGTTCGTCCGCGCGGTCTGACGCGCATACTCGATCGAGTTGCTCGTCGTGCGGCCGGGCGTCAGGAGATCGCGGATCCGCAACTTGCGCTGGGGAATGCCGACGATGCCGGCCTGACGATCGGGCACGATCAGCGCAGCACCCGAACCGGTGCCGCTAGTGACCGCCTTGACGGACAGAGTGACGGTGCCGGAAGCGCCATTCTCGGCAAACGCCTTGAGTTCGGGACTTTCCCCGACCTGCTGACCGATCGATTTGTAGCCGTGCTCTTCGTCGTTCGGCCGACGCGCATCGAACTTCTGCGCCAGTTCGGTGACCTCGGCACGGATACCGGCCAGATCGGTTAGCGCCCGATCGGCCTTTTCCTTCGTGTCGTTCGAGATCTTCTCGCCCGCTTCGCTCTTCGTTTTGAACTCGGTCGCGAAACCCTTCACTTCTTCGAGCGCGCTGGCGAGACGCTGATCGAGCGTAGCGCCCGTGCCGTTGCCGTCCTTCTTGCCAAACTCGCGGGCAAGCGGGATCGAAGCCGCGGTCATGGCCGCAGCGGAAGTCATCATGTTCATGCGGTGATCCTTGTTAGGCGGACTTCAGAGAGAAGCCGGCCAGGGTGTCCGTCAGGGCCTTGAGCCCCGGCTGTTCGTCTGGTTCGCGATCGGACTCCCTCCGCCGCAATTCGGTCAGGCCGTGAGCGACGACGCCCGCGGCCCGAGTTTTGGAGAACCCTAACTCCCTCAGGGCCTTCTCCATTTCGCGCTCGGTCGGCAGTTCGCCGTGGGCGAGCTTGAATTTGACGGCTTCAACGCGCGCGTCGTCGTTCGCCGGGAACGTCACGAGGCTGATCTCGACGAGGTCGAGTTTGGTCAGCGTCCGGATGCCGGTCTTCTCGTCGTAGCTGCTCTCGCGGACCCAGTAGCCGATGCTCAAGCCGGTCACGATCTTGCGCTTGACCAGCGCATGCGCCTCGCGAGCCTGCGCGACGTCGGCGATCAGCAGTTCGGCCTTGCCGGCAAGGCCCTTCTCGTCCTCGCGCAGATTACTCCATGCGCCGATAGGCTCGCCCGCGCGATGCTGCCACAGCACCGGAACCGGACGGCCCTTAGCCTCCAGTTCCTTGAGGCTGTCCGTGAACGCGCCCGGTGCGACGATCTCGCCATAGCTGTCGACGACGCCCCAGACCGAGCCGTAACCATCGAACGTGCCGTCATCACCGATGGCCTTCGTCGTCAGATCGAAGTCGCGGACCTTCAACGCTCCGCTATGTTTGCGCCCGAAGGCGACGGGAGTGTGCAGAAGCATCAGTTTTTCTCCGAACGAACGAAGGGATCGGTGCCGGTGATCCACATCGGGGAATGAGTTACGCCCCAGCAATTGAACCAAAGATCGCCGCCACTAGCGACGACCGCGGCCAACTCTTCCGGTGACAAACGCCACTTGCTCAACACGTTGGATTGGCCGTCCAGATCGCGATACCGATGAACATGCAGGTCATAGACGGTTCCGGCCGCAGCATCCTCAGGCGTCGGTGCGGTCAGGACGAGGTTGGCCTCGGGAAACGGTATGGCTGTCGCCATTATCAGTTCTCCACTCGCGGGCCGCTGATCTGCCCCATCATCGAACTGACCTTCGCCGCGATCAGCGATTCCAGATCGCCGCCTTGGACGCCAAGCATGCCGAACAGCGCCGATCGCAGCTGCTGCTCCGACGATGTCGCGCCGCCCGCCCCCAGCTGGTCGAGCCGGACGAGATTGGACTGCACCGTCAGGAATTCGCCGCCTGCGCGGTGATCGAGGTTTTCGCGCGACCGCATCTCGTTGCGATCCATCACGCCATTCTGCCCGAAAGCCGAATAGAGGGCGGCACGGGCGGCGCTATCCGCCGCCAGCCCGGCCTCCCGATTGAACTCGGGATACACCTTGCGGCGTTCGGCGACCGGCAACAGCTGCTTGCGGGTTTCCTGCTCGATGCGGCGCAACAGCGGATTGAGGCGCAGCGTCTGCCAACCGAGCAGCAGCTGCTCGATGCCGGATCCCCACATCGTCTGCCCTTGCGCGGCGTGACCGATAAGGACCGGCAGCATGCCGAACCAGCGACACATCTCCTCGACGTCCCACCGCCGGCTTTCCAGCAGCTGCGCATCGGCGGGTTTCATCGTCAGCGGGACGAACTTGAAATCCTTTTCCAGCGGCAAAACCTTGCCCGCCATGTCGCCGCCCGTGAACTCGCCGAAAATGTCGACCAGGTCGGTCCGCTGCTCGCGCGTCAGCTTCGCGGAGCCGGTCTCCATAAAACCGGAAACCTGAAGCCCGCTCGAAAACGCGGAATTCGCAACGCGGTTGGCGGCAAGCGCCGCACCGATGGTGCGGCGCCCGAACTCCACGGCCGACAATCCGACGTCACCGCCGAAGTTCATGCCTTTGACATGGAAAACCTTATCGGCCGGGAGTTCCTCCGTCTTCCCGCGGTCGCGATACCGATACATCCGGACGCCATCCTTGCGGAACGGCTCCATCTGCGCCGGATGGACACGCAGCAGCGACGTGACCCGCGGACCGAGACGCTCGATCAGCGCATAGCTGTTGCCCCACAGATCGATTGAGGCCGTCTGACCAGCCCAGAAGTCGAACGGCGTTTGATCGGCGTTCGGCGACTCGTGCAGCAGATCGTAAAGCCAGTGATCGTCCCGCGATACGCGACCGCCGGTCGGGCTTTTGCTGTACACGCCGCAGCCCATCGAGCCGACCAGTTCGGACTTCAGGCCGATGCAGGCCCAAGCCGTCGACAGGCCCAGCGTGCTTTGCGCATTGACTGAGCCACCGCCGAGATCCCGCCCTAGCTCGATCTTGATCCGCGTCGGCTCGTCTTCGGGCGCACCACTCAACTTCGCGGACTCGCCATCCGAAATATACGCGGAGGATGCGCCCGTTACATACGACCAGGCGGTTGAAAGCCAGCTGCTCATCAGGTCGCTTTCAGCGCGGCAATAAAGTCGTCCACGCCGTCGCCTCCTATAGCTTCCGGATTGAGTATCATGAGCGTCGCGGCCGACATCATGGCCGCGAACGGGTCGATCTTGGCGCTGGCCGACTGCTTGGTGATCGCCACGCCGCTCGTGCCGCGCGGCTCCTGCTTCACGTTGCCGATGCACCACGTCATCAGCTTCGATCCTCCATGCCGGACGGTTCGCGCGGCGCACTTGCGCGCGAGCCCCTTGATCACGCTGGTAAGGCGCCAGCCTTGCTGGATCGCCTTCATCTGCGCGTCCTCGAAACCCTCGCTTGCAAGTTTGTCGACGATCGCCGCGACCCCGGCGGGATCGAGCCCGACCGCGTCACGGTCAGGCAGCAGCCCAGCGTCGCGAACAGCCACGAGGACGGCGACGACGCCCTCGACATCGGCGCTAAGGTCTTCTTCCTCGGTCTCGTCGTCACCCTCGCCGATCTGCCCGAGGTCGGCTTCGTCGGGCATCTCGCACCGGGTCAGCGTACCCTCTGCGACAAGCTCGTCGAGGATGGTCACGATGTCAGGCCGACGTTTCCATACGATCGACCACGCCCACGCATGACACCAGATCAGCCAACGCTTGCTGCCCTTCTCCCGGCCGATCAGGCACAAGCCGAGAAGATCGTCCAGGCCACCACCATCGACGCCCGCAACGATAACTTCGCTACGGGCGATAAGGTCGTGGAGCGACAGCGCCGGTACCGCGCAGCGCGGCCAGAACTCGGCACCCTGCCAACGATCGCGAGAAAGTCGCTGACCGATCTCGACGTTGAGATACTTCGCGAGCACGATCTGCAGCGACGTATCCCCGTCCTCGCCCCGGCCTTCCTTGACCTGCTGGATCTTGCGCTGGATGAAACCGACCGACTGCGACCGGCCCAGGTTGGGGTTCGTGACGTAGTAATTGGCGGGATCAAGATAGGACTCGTCGTCGCGCATCGCCTCGGGCCACTCGTAGAGCATCCCGAAGCTGCGCGGATCGTCGATCTTCCCGTCACGGATCCCGCGAAAATAGTCGAGCTTGTCCTTGAAGACGCCGCGGGGCCGCTCATCGCTATGCGTCGTCAGGTAGATGACGAAGCCTTCGGGCCGCGACGCAAGGCCACCGGTGCCCTCTTCGAGCATCGACTCCGCGTTGTTCTGCTTGCCGAAGATCCATAGCTCGTCGACCAGCACGAACCCGGCCTTGCTGCCGCCCACCGTGCCGGTGTCCGCCGCGATCACGCGGAGTTCGGCGCCGGTGACCCGGTGCTTGATCATCCGCTGGTTGTCGACGACGTGCAGCAGCTTACGCAGCTTCGGATCGATCCGGACCATCGCCGCGGCGGGACCGAAGCTATTGCCTGCGACCTTCTGCGTCGGAGCGAGAATGCTCAGCGCCGCGTCATGCCGCCAGTTACGGATCAGGGCCGTGAGCATGATGCCCGCGGCGATCGTCGACTTGCCGTTCTTCTTGCTGATCAGCAGCAGGAATTCTTCGATCAACCGTTGCCCGGCGTTCGCGTCGTAGGCCCCGAAGATCGCGGCGACGAGATCGAAGACGAACTGTTCGCAAGCCTCGCCGAACGTCGGCTGGCCGGCCACGTCGACCATGCGCAGCGACTTGAAGATGTCGAGCGCCGCCTCCGCCTCCGCCGGGAACAACGGAGCGAACGGCACGAGCGATTCGCGCTCGACGATCCGGCGCTCCCAGTCAGGGCAGGCCGTCGTCCAAAGCGGCGGGGGCAAGATAAGACCGCTCAATTGAGCAGACCGGGCGGCGGGGCAGGCGGTTCATACAACCCGCGGACGTTCTGCGCGTCCTCCAGCGCCTCTTCCTTTTTGCCGCGCGGCTTCACGCGGGGCGGGCGGGCGTGGTTCGATACGCGATCCGACAGATCGTCGAGCCGCGCCTTCTCCAGGCGGCGGGCCAATTCCTTCTCGGCGGGCACGCTGCCCCCCTTGGCCAACTCATTGAGCCGGCTGAACTGGACCATCTCGAAGCGGATGGCGGCAGCGTCGCGCTGCGCAAGCTCGGAAGAATAATGCTTGCGCAGCGTGGGGACTGACACCCCAATTGCCGTTGCCGCCTGTTTGACCGTCAGGCCCCGCACGAACGCCAACAGCACCTTGTTGGAGTTCGCAACGGACCACGAATGTTCGGGCCGCCCACGGCCTTCCTTGGCCGGAAGAACGGTGTCGCCAAACAGGTCGACCTCCGAAAACTTCGCTGCGGCCAAAAAAAACCTCCAAATGAGAACGATAGCGGTCTAGGGGCCGGCACCGCTGCCGACTTTCGACCCCCCCCTCCCTCGGGTCAGGCGAGGCCGCGTCGCTCCTGCCGCTGCTTCGTGCTGTCGTGACACGGCTTGCACAGGCACTGCAGGTTGCCCTCATCCCAGAACAGCCGTTCATCGCCGCGATGCGCACGACGATGATCCGCGACCAGTTGCGAGGTGTCACCCTCGACCTTGCCGCAGCCCGGCATCTGGCACGTGAACAGATCGCGGACGAGAACGGACATGCGCAGCTTTTGCCAGCGTGCCGTCTTATACCACTTGCGCCAGCCTTGCTGATCCCGGTTCCGATCGAACGCCTGACGATCACCCGGCAAATATGACAACCGAGATGCAGGCGCGGACAAACGTGGAGGCAGGCTTTTCAGTCGGCCCATGCACGCATGCCTAAACAGCGAAGGGCGGCGGGACCTAAGTCGCGCCGCCCTTCGAGGGGGGTTTCAACGGTGGGAGGTTCATCGAAGCGCTTGCACGTCTCGCCGAACGTATTGATGAATAGGCCAACAGACCCCTAGAAACGGAATTGTTTATTTCATCCCTGCATCCATTCTAGGGCTTCACATGCTCTAGGCGCGCAAAACAGCCATTCCCGACGTTATCCAGCTTCATTGCAATGCGCGTGATTGCTCGCGCGTACCGCTTGCGAAGCGTGTCCGGCTCGACCGTTGAGCCCATAGCCTTCGCAGCCGATGCCCATGCCGGCCGCGAGGCGCCACGATCCAGCTGCCCGAGGATGATCCCGACGAGCTTGCGATCCCGCGCATCGACATAGCCCATCCACCCGAGCGCCTGATCCATGCGGTCTACCTCAACCGAGCGAAGGCCGGGCAGGCGCGGCAGGGCATCGCGATCGTAGTTGTCGCCGTCGACCTGATACAATTCCCACAGTTCCTGCCGTGACAGCTGCCCGCGCTGGTAGATCGACGACGCGCGTGCATCCATCAGCCACCCAGCTTCGCGGTCAGGCATGCGCCGCAGGAAGCCCCAGGCCTCGACGAGGCGCTCTTCGACAAGTGCGAAGGTAACAGCACCGTTGTCACTCCCATGAATGGGAGGCTTATTGGGAGGATAGAATGTATTAGTTTCAGTCATTTAGCTTTGCTCCGGGAAGATGGGAGTGAAATCACGGGTAATTCTGTGCGCGCGCCTGCGCGCACATTAGGTGGAAGGGTCGGGATTTGGCTCCCAAGCTCCCGCACCCTCCCGGAACCGCAGAAAACCGCGCTTCCCGTGTGTCACCAAACCTCCCAATGGCGGGAGTGAGGGAGGTTTAGAGCGGCTCGTCAAAGTCGCTGCCGTAATCGGGGGAGGGGTCAGGGGATGCCGCATTGGCCGCACTGCGAGGCGGGGGAAGGTCGCGCGTTACGGCCTTCCCATCGCTGTCGACGAAGTCGTGGGGATCGTAACGGCCGGCGATGTCGTCCCAGACCATCGAACTCGACTTGCGGATCTTGAAGCCCTTCCGCTGCATCTGGGCGTTGAGATACTTGGCCGACCACGGCTTCCCAGTGCCAGCGAGCAGCTGCGCCCACGTCTGCCACGCGGCGAACAGCTGGTGCAGCGGCGTGGCGCCCATCGTCTGCCCCTGCGCGCGCTCGATGCAGAGCGTCAGGAACTGGCCGAGGATGTCGTTCTCCTCCTGATATTCTCGTGTTGCCGCCCGGACGGCTTCAGGCGTCGGCAGGCCGGTTTGAAGGTAGGCAATGGCACCGCGGATCATGCGGTTCAGAATGCCGCTCCGCTCCGCTTGCAGCTTCGCCTTCAGCTGGATGTCCTGCTGCGAGTCGGGAATGATCACGGCCCACGGGATGACCTGCACGCGGCGCTGGATGCCGTGATCGGTGCCGATCTTGGGCATGTTGTTCGCCGACACCGTATTCGTGAACGTGACGAGCAGCTGGAAGGGCGGTTTCATCAATTCACGCACACCGCCGATCGGCTCGTCGCTGGTCATCGCCTTGATCAGACCATCGGAGAACTTGGACCCGTCCTCCGGCTCGTTTGCGTAGACCATGCGACGGCCGGCGAGCGCCGCCAGATCGGGGGATGCATCGCTGCCTTTGCGATATTTGCCCTGATCAATGAACGTCTCAATGCCGGCAGCCCAGGCATAATCGCCGAGGATGCCCGCATGCGTATTGATCCAGACGCCCTTGCCGTTCGATCCCTGCCCGTAGAACAGCGCCATCTTCTGCGCGTCCGCCAATCCGAGCGCGTTATATCCCGCCCAGCAGTCGAGGAACGTGCGCATCTCAGGGTCAGGCTGTACCTGCTCGAGGAAAGCATCGTACAGCGGCGACCGGGCGCCAGCGTCGAAGGACACGTTGGCGATCTTCGTTATCCGGTGATCGCGGTTTGCTGGGCACAGCCGCACGCCGGCATCGTATCCATCGCCGGGACGCCGGAATTGCAGCGTTCCGTTCTCTATGTTGAGCAGGAGCGGATCCGCGTCGAAGTCGTCTGGCCGCGATGACAGCCGCGCTTCTGCCATTTTGGCGATGCACGCGATATGCCCGGCGCCCTCGGATGTTCTGCCCCACTTCGCGATCGTGTCGGAAAACAGCGTGATCACGCCGCGCTTGTCGGAGACGACGCGATCGTACCGGCTGCGCTGCTGCTGTTCGTGCGCTCGCGCCTGCTCAGCGTCCCACAGTGGCATCGGCGGTTCTTTGATCCCTGATTCGCGGATCAGGTCCGCTTCCTCCTGAATCGTGCGCATCGTGTCCTGCACCGCACGGCCGAGCAGCGAGATCGCCATATCGCGGTTCCAGCGCCGGCCGTCCCACGCGAGCCAACCCCACTGCTCGACGAACAGGAAATCCCGCCCGTGGCGCTTCAGGAAGCGTTCGAGGTTGCCGAGATCCGTATGCGGCAGGAACGCGCACGTACGCATCAGCGCCTCCGCGCCGTCGCCCCCCGGCCCCTTCCTGCCGATATCGAAGCGCTGCCCTCCCTCGTGGGAGCTTGGCTGGCCATCATCAGTCGGATCGGGGGCGGGGGGCGAAGGGCGGGAGGCGGCGCGGGCTGGTTTCTCCCGCCGGGAACGTGATGCGGCCGCGATCTCTGCGAGATCACGAGGGCTGTTCATCCCGGCGGTCCAGCCGCTGTTCACCGTGGCGAGCAGCTGCGCATCATCATCGTCGCCAGGATTGTCGCGCGCGGCCGCTTCGATCGTCGACCGGGCAAACCGCTCGTCGAGCGCCCCCGCAGCGACGAGGCTGGCAATCTTCAGGGCGCTGACGTTCAACTGGTCGTTGCGCCTGCCCGATGCCGCCTGCCGGATCTCACGACATTCGCCATCGAGCGCCCGCATTCCGTACCTGCGGATATCCTCGTCGACGTCCGCCTCGCGCTTCGCGGGTGAGGCAGCACCGCGATCGGCCGGGTCGGCCGGCGTGGCGACCGGGCTGACCTTGTTAGCCTTCGGGCTGCGCAGGATCTCGATCAGCGCGGCCGGGGCCTCGGCGATCGCCGCGTCGTCACGCCAGTCGCCGCGATCGAGCCAACGATATCGCGCACCGGTTTCCGTCATGATGCTCGGCGGTGCGATCACATATCCGCCCAGACCGCGGACATCGACATGCGCCGGGAGGTTGCCGCGGTTGCGGATGGGCTCACCGGACGGCTGTCGGAAGTAAACGTGGACGCCATCGGACTGAGTGACGGCCGTCACCGATCGCGGCAGCGCGCAGCCCATCTGTGCTTCGAGATCCGCCTTCAGGCTTTCGAGCGTCCAGATCTCGCCGGTTGTCGCATCCTCGCGCGGATCGAAGTCCAAGACGAAGCAGCCGTTCACGCCGGTCGGCAGTCCGATCAGCGCCTCGGGATGATCGCGCCACCACGCGAGGATGCGCCCCTCGTCGGTGGTCGCGTCTTTCAGGCCCTGCCCGGTGTACGGCGCCTTGGCTTTGAATGTCCGGGTTTTCCCGGCGCTGTTCGGCTCCGTCGTGAAATCGCGCTCACGGCAGGGAAACACGGCCCAGCCACGACGTGCGAATTGGAGCGCCGCCGAACACATGGCGGACGGCAGGTTGTTGGCGGACACAGCTTAACTTTCACCCAAGGACGAGACGTAATGTTGACGGCCGTAAGGCGACCCGGCCGACCGAAACGTCATCCGGGCTTGGCTGGGCCGGTTGCGAGGCTCACGCGAGCGCCGCCCGCATGGCGTCGAGCTTCCGCTCCGCGGTTTCCGCGCGGATGGTGAGTGCCGCGACCTCGTCGGACCGATCAGGCAAATTGAGGAGGCCTTCGAAACGGGCCTTCATGGAAGCGAGCAGGTCGTCGATCGACATCGTCTCGAGAACGGGCGCTGGCCGTCGACCGACCGGCGCCGTCAATCCTGCCTCGATCAACGATGCCGTCGCAGCCCCCAACGAGACGTCGTTCTGTTTCGCGTACGCTTCGATCGCTTGGATGGCGACGCTCGCCGACGCGGGCAACTGGACCGACTTTGCGGGCATGGGAGGCGCTTCCTTCCTTGATACGGGTGCCGGCGTCGCGATCGGCGCGGGCTGCGCGGGTTTGGCGGCAGGTAAGGGTTTGGCCCGAACAGCGGTCAGAGCGGCCGATGCATGTATGGCTCGAGACGCCCCAGCCGTTGGGCCACGCGCGACGATCGCCGCGATCTTCGCAACCCCGGCATCGACAGTCGGATCTGACCTCTTGGCAGCCGGCATCGGGCGGGCAGCTGGTTCCAGCGCCGACTTCGTGCGGCCCAGCGAGATCGCTCGTGTCTCGCCGTAACCCTTGATCGTGATGCGGCCCGAGTCCGCCAGTTCGGCGAGCAGAGTGCGGGCGTGTTCTGGATTATCGAACCCGAATCGCTGCATGATTTCAGCGTCGGTGGGCTGCGCTACGTCCAGTTCGATGTTGCGCTCGATCCAGTCGAACATACGGGACAGGTTGATTTTAGCGTGTGCCATCAGCCAGCCACCGCATCGGCGTCGAGGCCGCGCTCGATCAGCGCGACAAGCATCGCGCCCGGTGCCTGACCGACGTCACGAGCGGCGTCGACGACTCGGTTCCAGACATCAGGCCAGCGCTGCTTGACCAAGCCGACCGTATCGCCCGGCGTCGCGACGCATAACGTCGCGATCTGCTCTGCCGGCGTCAGGTCCCGGCGCAGCGTGTTCAGGTAAGCCGGCGCTTTCTCGGCCATCGATCGTGCGCCAGGACGAAACGCGGACTCGCGCGCTGCGGCCGCGACGGCCGCGGGATCCGGACGGGCCGGAGCAACGCTGATCTCGCGCGCCAGCGCGACTGCCCGTGCACCATCGCGCGACGTCGTCTTCGGACCGCGCGCCGGCAGTGTGCGGGCGGCGATACCGCCCGGGTTGGCAGCGACAAAACCGCGCACCCGCTCGACCGTCCGCGGCGACGGGTAGAATGCTTCCCGTATCGACGAGATGGTGGTGTTCGCGATCCCGCTGGCGCGCGAGAAGTCTTCGATCGTGCAGCTGACGCTGACGCAGTAGCCACGGATCTCGCGGTACAGGCCAGCCCCGGTCGGACGTGCGTCTAGCGAGGCCATCAGTGCGCTCTCGCAGTTGTCTTGCCGGTGCCGATGATCGTGGCGACGCGGGGCTCGCCCGGCCCCTGCGACTCGATCGTGATCCGCTTCGCGGCGACCAGCTGGCGGATCCGGTAGCTGGCTGCGGCTGCATCGCTCAAGCCGCAGCGCTGCGCGATGACCGCGTTGGAGGGGCAGGGGAGGCCGAACCCCGCGGCGCGACGGATCTCACGCAGGACGAGCTCGGCGGGGTTGGTCTCGTCGACCGCGGGCACCGCGACGACGGGCACCGCAGGGGCGTTGGCAGTCGTCAGGCGGATCGCGAGGTATTCCGTGATGCCGCCACTGGCGCGCTGATAGGTGAGAGTGATCATACCCTCCTCGACCAGCGCCATCGCGTGCTTCCACGCAGGAGCGGCGCGAGGGATGTCCGCACCGCGCGCGTAGATTAGCGCATCCTTGGGCTCCGCCCGCGCTACCCAGGCATCGAAATCTTCGACGCTGACGGCGAATGGCGGCTCGGCTGGCTTGCGAACGGCAGTCATGCAGCCCTCCGCAGGTGCTCGCGGGTCGCAACCGGATCAAACCAGCCGCCTTCGGACTTTGCATTCCAGTCGTTTATTGGAACGGCGCAGCGCGTGAACGCGAAAATCTGGTAGGCGATCGGCGCGTCCGGCACGACGTCGCCGGCCATCATGCGTTCCATCGAGATCTGCCCGATGCCCGTCTTGCGCAGCAGCTTGTCCAGCGTTCCCGCAGGCTCGCGCTGGATCCAGTTGGCAAGGCGGCGGGCGCCTTCGTTCGGCACGGAGACGCCAAGTCGCAAGAGAAGGTTCTTTTTCACGCTGCTACCCCTCGTTCGAAACGGTCAATTCTGCTGAGCAAGGCGCCCAGCGCGTCGAAGGCCGCGCGGATGTCGGGCTTCGCTTCGAGCAATTCGGTTCGCGTCAGTGCGGCGCCACCTTCCGATGACGAGGCCGCGGCAACGACCAGCTTGTGAACGGCGCCGGTCATTGCCGGCAGCGCATCGGTATCGCAGACCGCGTCCGCGGGGACGGAGCGCCGGCCGTAGTGGGCGAGGAACCCATCCAAAGCGTGAGGGTCGAGCGAAAGGAGGTTTGCAGCCGTGTCGAGACACAGCGTGGATCGCTCGTCGCGCGCGTTGCGCACCGTCTTTTCGTCAATCCCGCCTAGCGCCTTGGCAACACGGGTTGGCCCGTGGTCCGAACAGAGCGCGCGCAGTGGGCGCGACAGGATCTCGCGGGCGTCTTCTTCCGTCAGAAGCGCGACAGGCGGGCGGACAGCGACGGTCATCTGCCAGTACTCCGGTAAGTATGGATAAAGCTTCTCACGCCCCTCACTGCCCTCGCCCCGCCGTACTTTCGCAGGACGTTGAGCACTCGCGGGCCGAGGCCACTGCGGCGCATTCGTTCGAACGCAAGGCCGCGGATCCGAGTGGATACACGACGTCCGTCGCGGTGACGGCGATGCCCAGTTCGTCGGCTTTTACGAGCACCCTGTGCTGATGCCCGGCGGGCACGCGGCCAGCTGTCTTCCAGCTTTGGACGGTGGAGGGCGCCTCACCGAGATGAGCCGCCATCGGGCGTATTCCGCCGAATTTGTCGAAGAGCGTATTCATGGCGGCGATATGTGCGGCAAAGCCGTACATAGGTCAACGGGAAATCCGCACAGACATTGTGCGAGTTTTTCGCGACACGGTGATATGACCGATCAGACCCCCGTTGCTACGCTGCTCAAACGCCTTCGTGAGGCGACCTCGCCGAAGCTATCAGTCCGCGCGACTGCCGAAGCCCTCGAAATTCCCGCGTCGTCGTACGCGTTTTACGAGGATCCGAATGGCTTCAAAAAAGCCTTTCTACCTGTGCCGCTTGCGCGACAGCTTGCGCAAATATTTGGCGCCAATGGAATCGAGCGGCGCGATGTTTTGGCGCTGGCGGGCTTTGACGAACAGCACGCGCCTGAAAGCGAGGCGGATCAGCTTGCCCAGCAACTTGACGCAGTCATGTTGGACGAGATCGAAGTAGGCTATTCAATGGGGGGTGGGACTGATGTCTCTGATTATCCAGTTGTGCGTCAGGTGCCTTTTTCCCGTGAGTGGCTTGCGTCGCTAACTAACGCACCCGCAAGCCAACTCTTCGTTGCGCGGGGTGACGGCGACTCCATGATGCCAACACTACTTGATCAAGACATCGTCATTATCGATCGATCGCAGCGTTCGGTTAAACATCAAGACCGCATTTGGGCTGTCAGCTATGGCGGCTTCAGTATGATCAAACGCATCCGAATCCTGCCGGATGGATCAATGCAGATCAACAGCGACAATCCAGCCGTCAGCCCCATCCAAGCGTTCGATGGCGAAGCGTTCCTCGTCGGGAGGGTGATCGCGATCGTACGCCGAATCTAGGTGTGCGGATAAACCGTTTGACAGTGTACGGGTAAACCGCACATACGACGACCTATCAGGGCACCCCGCCCGATGGGAGTCGCGAATGCGCATCGGCACCAAATCCGGGCAGGCGGTATCGCCTTGCACCTTTGACCAGTTCCTCCACGTTTTAGGCCATCCGACGCCGGCGCCGGTTAGCCCGCCGGCATCGCTGCGCCGGCAGATCGCAGAACGGCCGTTCGCCAGCTTCCACGATGTCCTGACGATGCGTCCGCCCTCGTCTCGAAATATGGCCGATCGCGTCGCGCGGATGCGGGCTGCCGACCACCGGCAGCGGCCAGATCTGCCGCTGCTTGCCCGGGACGCCCAGACGACGGGCGAGCGCCAGTTGTTGTTCGCGATCGGCGTGACCGTCGCCGTTTTCACGGCTTGGATCATCTTCGGCGTCGCGGTCGCTTACGTCGCCGGGCGGCTCTGATGGCGCCCTTCGAACAGCCAACCGCGGCCGACATGGCGATCGCACGCCAGATCGTCGACTGTCAGCAGGTTATCTCCTTTTATACCGCAAGCGAATGGGCCGAGATGGACCCGGATAGTCAGACATGGCTTGCGGCGATCGTCCGTGAGGCTGCCCGCAAAGCGGGTGGCAAAGCGCCACGCCAAGTTGTCGTCAGCATGGATGCGCAGATCAAATGGTCGGTCCGCACGTTCTTCCGTGCCACCCGGAACCATGCTGGCGGCATCGTCCTCGGCTTTGCGCCAACGTTCTTTGCGATCGGTGTCGAGCTGCTCACTGGGGACACCCGCGGCGTGGCTTTCATGGTCGGACCGTTCTGGCTGGGCTTCGCCATCAGCGAGCTTGACCGAGACGACAGCTGATGGACGCGGCTTACGCTATCGACGGACCGGCCCTGATCAGTTTCTCAGGTGGGCGGACCAGCGCATACATGCTCAAGATGATGCTGGATGCTGCGGGAGGTTCGTTTTCGCCGAACATCCACGTCGTCTTCGCTAACACCGGCAAAGAGCGCGAGGAAACGCTGCGCTTTGTTCATGAGTGTCAAGTGCGGTGGGGCGTGCCGATCCATTGGGTCGAGTTCCGTTCACGGAAGACCAGCCTACCGATCGAGGAACGGTTCGAGGAGGTTGGTTACAACAGCGCCAGCCGCAACGGCGAGCCCTTCGCTGAGCTGATCCGCGACAAAGGCTTCACTCCGAACGCGACCATGCGCTGGTGTACGGCGGAACTGAAAGTGCGCGTCATGAAATGGTTCATGCAGGCGCGGGGCTACAAGAGATGGACGAACGTCGTCGGTCTTCGTCATGATGAGAAGCACCGCGTTACCAAGTCGCGAAAGCCGAACAAGGAATGCTGGACGAACGCCTTGCCGCTCGACGACGCGAAGGTTTCAAACCGAGATGTTCGGGCATTCTGGCGCGATCAGGATTTCGATCTTCAACTACTGCCGTTCGAGGGCAATTGCGATGGATGCTTTCTGAAGGCTCGCCCTAAGTTGTGGGAGGTTGAGCGTACGAAGCCCGGCACGCTGCAATGGTGGGCGGATCAAGAGGCAATGCTTGATGCGATGTGTTCGGCACGCTTTGGACCGTTCAGAAAGCCAATTTACCGGGTCGATGATGACGAAGACGGCGAGGAGGTCCGCGTATTCGACCATTGGGAAATTGCTTGGGCGAAAGCGGGAAACCAGTTCGTCACTGAATACAGCTACGCCGAACTGATCCAAGACGTCCGGCGACAGCCTGACATGTTCGCTGGCGGCTTATTCGACAACGACCCTGACATGGATGCGGAATGCGGTCTTTGGTGCGGAGAGGCCGCATGAACCGGCCAACGCCTGAAGCACCCTTGTTACAAGGCTGCTCTCAAATGGGTCACAACCGCCTGCCGGGTCAGCAGGAAGGTGGATGGCCCCTCCGCCATTGCCCGGAGTGCATGAAGCTCTTCGAGCCGAAGGTCGTCAATCAGCTGTTCTGTAAGCCGGCCCACAACGCCGACTGGAACAACCGTGCCACGAAGCGCGGTCGCGTGCTGACGCCGCTTGGAATGGTCGCGCGGATCACGCGCAACGGTACCCGAGGCACGCCAGAGGCGAGAGAGGCCGGCAAAACCGCGTCGTCGTATTACGCCGCGCTGGTCCAACGCTACCGCGACGAGGATCGCGCAGCCAACGACGGCCAAGGCCGGATGGAATGGCCCGCGTTCATGATCCTGCGCATCCTCACTGGATTCGACCCGTTATGACCGAGCGCCCTCGCTTCATATACGCCTACGCGGAAATGGCGCTGGTCGCCGAGGATATCAGGCGAAACCGTGCAGAAGGCGATCCGCTGCTAGTCGACGCGGGCAAGCTGTCGCCTGATGCCGCTGCCGTCCGGCTCCGGATCTCGACGGCCCTTGCCGTCGATTGGAAGGCGTATGCCCGCATGGAGCTACCGCCGCTCGATCTCGCGACCGACGGGGAGAAGATCGCCCATCTGAAGAGCGTTCTGACCGGCGCCGACAAGCGGCGCGATCATGCGCGGATGGCGATGATTCAAGAATATGGCCCAGCGATTGGCGACCTATCGCTAAACGAGCTTTGGCTGATCCATGATGCGCACGACACGCGGTCGCTACGTGTCCTGCCGTACCTCCACTGGGAAGGCTACGCGGCCGCGATCAAGGCGATGCTCTGGTGGCAGGAACGTCCCAGGTACGAGAGCCGACGCTTCATCACGATGGTCAACCAGCAGCTGCAAGGCATGGGTTATGTCGAGCTCAAGCGGCAGGCGGCATAGATGGCCGCAGAGCCGGTATTTGGCGAAATGTTAAGCCGCCTCCGTCGCGCTGCAAGGAACGGCACGCGGCTGCACCTCGATCCGGAGCACGTCGCGGCCTTGCTCGACGACGATATCTATGCGGTTCTGTCCGCCCGCGAAGCCAAGGAGTTCCGATCGCAATGTCGTCTAGTCCCGCTACCCGCACCGGAAAGCGAGCCAAGCGTGGCACCGCCGCAGCTGATTCCCGATTTGAACTCGGGCCTTTCTGGCTTTGGTACCGCGCCGACCGGGACGACTGGAACATCTGCTGGCTTGATGGACGTACAACCCGCCGCGCATCGACGGGTATCGGAGGTGGCGGCGGAACTCCGCCGGAGGACGCGAAAGAGAGCCTAGCCGACCACTGGACAGCATGGCGCGCGAGCGCGAAGACCATACAGCCAGTCGGGCCAATGGCGCCTGGCGACGTTCTGATCGCGGAGCTCACGGCGATGTGGATCGAGCAGCACGTCGCCAACCTCGAAGCCCCTGAGCGCTACCTGGACTCTGTCGAGGTGCTTGAGGCGTTTTGGGCACACATGCGCGCCAAACGCCTTTTGCCCGAACCGCTGACGGTTCTTTCTATCACCAACGGACTGATTGATGCCTTCATAGCGTGGCGATCGGCGCAGGGCGCATCGGCGCCTACGATCTCGCGCGACATCGCCGCACTTCGCGGGCCCATCAATTGGGGAATGAAAAACAACCACCTGACGGCCGCGCCGCGGATCAAGGAGGTGAAGGGCCGGAAGAAGCGCAAGGAACTCGAGTGGAGTCCAGAGCAGATTGCCGCGATACTCGATGCGGCAGCGGCAGACGAGCAGCGCCGGCACATTCATCTGTTCGCGATGATCAACCTGTCGACGCACGGACGGACAGAAGCAATCCTTGAACTGGATGCCGATACCCAGATCCGCCAAGGCCTAATCTACTTCCTTCGGCCCGACGAGGAGCAGACCCGCAAGCGGCGCGCGATCGTCCCGATCTGCCCGACGCTTGCGCCGTGGCTCGATGGAGTGACCGGCAAGGTCATCCGTTATCGCACACCGACATCAGCGAAGACGCGGGCCGCGGGCGGGGCAGAATGGTTTGAGCGCCCGACGGCGAACATCGCGAATGGCTTCGAAGGCGTGTTGCTCGCGGCACACGCCGCGCGACCGGATCTTGGTCTGGCGCGACAATCGATCGACGCCGACGGGAAGCCGGTATGGCTGGAGCCTCGCAAGAAACTCGGAGAGACAGAGCGTCGGCCGAAGATGGTTGGCATCGGCACCCCCAACACTCTCCGCCACACCATCCACACGTGGCATAAGCGCCAGGGCGTACCCGAAGCACAGATCGACGCAGCTGCCGGCCACAGCGAACAAGGAACGGGCGCTAGCTACACCCACCTGCGACCTGAGTACCTAAGAGAGTTTACCGCTTCGACCGAGGCATTCTGGGCGGCTGTTGGGGAGTTCACCGATGCCCATTTGCGATACCAGCGCGATACCAACGTGGTCGTGCTCACGGGAGCACGGGTGCGGCGAACTGCATAATACCGAATGATTTCAGGGTTTTGCGGGTGGTGGAGCCGAGGGGAATCGAACCCCTGACCTCTGCAGTGCGATTGCAGCGCTCTCCCATCTGAGCTACGGCCCCGCGCGGTTGGCCACAGGCCATGCTATTCGCATTAGCCATTGCGATCGGGCGATGCAACACGGCCGATGCCCGATTTCATTGATCATCGGCGCGTCGTCGCGGCAGGGCTTCGGGTCGCCGATGGCGCACGCGTCGGGTCGGAACAAAGCGACTCCTGCGCCTTTGTAGATTTTGGAGTGCACGGCGTCGCACACGACGATGCCGGCAGCCGCAGGACAGCAATTAGGAGGTTCCTATGGTCTACGAACGCTATACCCGAGATCGTCAGTCGAGCGACTATTATGGGCGGCCCAACTCGCAGGATTACGGGCGCGATTTCCGGTCGGATGGCGGTGACTATCCGCGGTCGAGCGCGCGCGATTATGCGGCGGCCGGCGAGTATGACCGGGATGACGACCGCG